AAGGATTTTAATATTTTTAAATCAGACATTAGAGATTTTATTGGTGTATTTGACACTGATTTTGATTGTAGTGAATTTATTGACTACTTTAAACTTCTAAAAGAATCAAATCTTACATTTAAACGGGAATATGATTCTAGAAAAAATAATGTTTTAGATGAGGTTTTGTTCGTTGGGACTGAATCCTATAGAGTTAATACTGACATTAAAATATTAAAAGAATATAATGACTTAATTAATTATTGTTTAAAAGAGTATGCTAAACAATACCAAGTATTGTTTGACATTGATTGTGTGCAGTATACTGTCAATATACAACGAACAGAAAAGTCTCAAGGATTTCACAATTTTCATTTTGAAAAGTCAAATAATGTATTATCATACACAAGACATCTGACAACAATGGTTTATCTAAATGATGTGTTGGATGGAGGAGAAACTGAATTTTTATACCAGAGCAGAAGAATTAAACCAAGAGCAGGAAGAGTAGTAATTTTTCCAGTTCAATGGACACATACTCATCGAGGCAACCCTCCTTTATCTGGTGAAAAGTATATTGCTACAAGTTGGCTTCATTTAAACGACACCAATCTACAAGAGTAAGAATTTATGGAAATTTTAAATTCACCACAAGACTTTTTGTATCATTTGCATACATGTTCACCAAATGAAGCAAAGAAAATGTGGAGGAATTCTATAAAAGAAAAATGGAATCATCAATGTGCTTATTGTGGAACAAAAACAGAAGAATTATCAATTGATCATATTGTTCCGCAGTCTCAAGGTGGAAATGACCACATAACTAACGTCCTGTGTTGTTGTGTAAAATGCAACAGGTCAAAAGGGCATGAGCAATGGGAGCAGTGGTTTTCTAGACAAAAATTCTTTACAGAGGAAAGATATAGTGCTATAATAAGTTGGCAAAGACAACTTTTAACTCAAAATTTAAATTTATACAAATACAAACCTAGAAGGAATAGAGTTTTATGAATATAACTGTTTATAGCAGAAGTGGTTGCCCATACTGCGATAAAATTAAATCAGTATTTGAACAAAGAAATATTGAGTATACTTTACGTGAACTCGATGTTGATTTTGTTCGTGATGAGTTTTATGAGGAATTTGGTGTCGGTGCAACTTTCCCACAAGTGATTTTAGATGAAAAGAAACTTGGGGGTTGTACTGATACGGTAAAATATATGGTAGAAAATCAATTAATTTAAATGTGTCCCATAAATAATTCAGAGCATCTCGATATTAATAGAGGTGTTGAGTTACTACTTCGAAAAAGGAGGGAAAAAGAAAGTCCAAAAATTAAACAGAAAAAGTTTAGTTTTTGTAAGACGGTTTCTCTCCTAAAGAGAGAAATATCAATAGATTTAAATTTTTCTATAATTGAAAAGTAATAGTTCTCTCGGAGGAATAACAATGTTAGCAGCAGAACTCACAATTTTTTCTTTAGTTTCTGTTTTATTTTTATTGGTAGGTGGAGTAATTGGTTGGCTAACAAAACAGCATGTGTATAGTACGCAGCAGATGCAAGTATATACACACCCAGAAATGTTCGATAACAATGGAAATATTATTCCAGATGAAATAATAGCAGTACGATTTGAAAATGACCATGACTACGACGAAGACGAAGACGAAGACTGAACCAAAAGCAATAAAATTGCCCCCAAAACCATTTGCTTTTGAAGTCCTTCAACTTGTTTCTAAACAAAGAAGCAATGCAAAAAAGGTAGAAATTCTTAAAGAATATGAACATGATTCTTTGAAGGCAATTTTTATTTGGAATTTTGATGAATCTATAATTTCGATGCTGCCTCCTGGGGAAGTTCCATATTTTGGAGACAATGACTTCAAAACATCGACCATGACCGAAAGGATTCAACAGGCAGTTGATACTATGGATGATTTGAGTTCTAGTTCTATTGGGGCATCAGACCAGAAGCATACTGCAATTAGGACTGAGTACACCAAGTTTTATAATTTTATTAAAGGTGGAAATGATTCATTAAGTTCACTAAGAAGAGAAAATATTTTTATTAATCTCTTAGAAGGAATGCATCCACTAGAAGCAGAAATTATCTGCCTATGCAAAGATAAAAGACTTCAAGAAAAGTATAAAATTACTAAAGAGATAGTATCTCAAGCATATCCTGATATTACTTGGGGTGGACGTAGCTAATGAAAGTACTCCATCAGGATTGCAATCCAGAAGTAGCAAATGATAGGAGTTTGCCTTGTAACGCATATCTTGTTAGTTACATTGATGGTGAAGTAAAAAAGTATGATCTTGTATTGGCAAATAAAAAAGTAGAAATCTTTGATTACTACTGGGATAGATACAGGGAAGGATTGTTATCATTTAAACAATCTGAAGGAAGGGTAAATCCAAAACTTTGGGGAATTGAATCAAAGGTTTCTGATAAAAGAAAAAAATGAAAGAAAAGTTTGAAGATGTTCTCAGACGAGAACTTAAAAAAGAATTTGAACATCAAATGAATGTTCAAATAAACCAATCAGAACTTAAAAAAGTAATAAAAGAATATAAAAAAATTAAAAAATTCCAAAAGACTCCATTGTATGAAGTCATGCAAATGGATAAAAAAGAAAAAAATAGTTAATATTTTGTAAAATATTATACAAAAATGATTGACTATATAGGATGAATGGGGTAAAATAAACCCCTAACGTTCATCCTATTTAAAATCAATAGGACGGAAGTAAGCCGACTCGGAACGGATCGTTCATCTATGGAATCTCTAATTTTGACTTGTCTTCAAGCACAGTTAATTGTTGGGAGAATTAATGCCCATAGTCTACCAAAACAAATTAGAAATGATTTGATTTGGGAAGTAAAGCAACTATCTCCAAAGGAGTGTAAGTTACCCATAGACGCAAAAGCCGACTGAAGGAACGCTCTTTAACTTAAAAAACTAAGGAGAAACCTAATGTCAAAAGTCGTTTATAGAGGGTGTCAATATGACACCGAAGATGCCAAAAAAGAGTATGTGTCTTGGTATAACAAAACTCATGCTCCTGCTCATCCCCAAAATACATATCGTGGGGTAGCATATCGTCCTTGTAATAACAACAAGGAGGTGTCAAAATGAATACTTACTTCGTTCGATATTTAAAAAGAAAAGCAAAAAAAGAAAAACTACTTCATAATGCACAATTGAACATGGCAAAGCAACCGCAAATTGCCTGAAGAAATTTGAGAGGAGGGGTTGATTCCCTCCTTTTTTTGTGCTATTATGTATCTGTGAAACATATTTTATGGACAAAGAAAAATTAAAATTAATTATTCGCAATCTTGAACTCTTGGTCGATTCTCTAAAGGCAGAAGTATTGTCCGACACTAAAAGTCATTCAGAGAATACTGAAAGTAAAAAATTAGTACAATATGATTACGACGAAATTTTTGAGGATGAAGATGGATACTAAAACTAAACCCATTGTTAAACTGATTTCTGTTACTCAAGGTGCAGGAGAACTCGCAGGAAAATCTGCACAAGAAGTGATTACTTATACTGCCCGTGTAAGTAATCCAGGTAACCAACTTAAATTTGATACTGCTGCTGGACTTCTTCGGTATTGCATTAAACAAAATCATTGGTCTATCTTTGAGCAAGCAGATATGACTTTGGAAATTAATACTACTCGTGGTATCGCAGCTCAAGTGCTTCGTCATAGGTCCTTTACATATCAAGAATTTTCACAACGTTATGCAGACACAAAACTGCTAACTGACCTTCCTGAGGTTCCTGAACTTCGTAGGCAAGATGAAAAGAACCGTCAGAATTCAACCAATGATTTGGATGAGCATGTAAGGGAAAAGTTTGAAGGAATGATTGAGCAACACTTTGAAGAGTCACAACGTCTTTATGACAAGATGCTTGATGCAGGAGTTGCAAAAGAATGTGCAAGGTTTGTGCTTCCACTCGCAACACCCACCAGAATTTATATGAAGGGCTCTGTAAGGTCTTGGATCCATTATATTGACCTTCGTTCTGCTCATGGCACCCAGAAGGAGCATATGGACATCGCAGAAGCAGCACGTTGTGTATTTATTTGTCAGTTCCCTGATATTGCTAAGGCACTTGGTTGGGAACCAGAAAATTGCCCAGAATGCAACGATGCTAGGTCTGTCACTATAGAATAAATAACATTACGTGATTTCGTAACTTATGGCAACATATCCTGTTATTCACAAAGATACTGGTGAACAAAAAGAAGTGACAATGAGTGTTCATGAATGGGACCAATGGAAAAAAGAAAATCCAGATTGGGACAGAGATTGGTCCGACCCCTCAACTTGCCCTGGAAGTGGTGAAGTTGGTGAATGGAAGGACAAACTTGCAAAATCAAAACCAGGGTGGAATGAAGTTCTTCAGAGAGCATCTAAAATGCCTGGTGCTAGTGTAGGAAAAATTTAATGGCAAGAAAAAGAAGAAATGGTGACCAACCAATTGGAGTTGGTATGACTGCTAAGCAGATGAGAAGAAAAAGACCTCTCAATTCTGATCTTTTAATTGATATTGAACCGTTAACGGAAAATCAAAAAAAACTTTTTAGTTCATATTCAAAGGGAAAGCACCTAGTAGCATATGGTGCTGCTGGTACTGGAAAAACTTTTATTACTCTTTATAATGCATTAAAAGAAGTATTAAATGAAATTACCCCATACGAACAAATTTATATTGTAAGATCTCTTGTAGCAACTCGTGAAATTGGATTTCTCCCAGGAGATCATGAAGATAAATCTTCTCTTTACCAAATCCCATATAAGAATATGGTAAAGTATATGTTCCAACTTCCAACTGAGACTGATTTTGAAATGCTTTATGGTAATTTAAAGCAGCAAGAAACTATTAAATTTTGGAGTACCTCTTTTGTTCGTGGAACAACACTAGACAATTCAATCATCATTGTTGATGAGTTCCAGAATATGAATTTCCATGAATTGGATTCAATCATCACTCGTGTTGGTGAAGACTCTAAAATTATGTTCTGTGGTGATGCTTCCCAGTCAGACTTAACTAAATCTAATGAAAGAAATGGAATTAGTGACTTTATGGATATCTTGAGAAAAATGCCATCTTTTGATATAATTGAATTTGGTATTGATGACATTGTTCGTTCAGGACTGGTTAAAGAATATCTAATTGCAAAAATTGAATCTGGTTTGAATGTATAATAATTTGACATCTGAAGGTAGATTTAATCACATTGATTTAAATCTACCAAAACTTGAAAGAGAAATGATAGATGGGGTTCGTTATTATAAAATCCCAAATGACGGAGAGTTATTACGGTTTGTCTCTATCACTTCTGTAACTTCTTATAAGAATCGACAATTCTTTGCGGACTGGCGCAAAAAAATTGGTGAAGAGAAAGCAGATAAAATTACAAGACAAGCAACTAGTCGTGGTACTGATATGCATAGTCTTGTAGAGAACTATCTTTACAACATTCCAGAACTTCCAGAAGTACAACCTTTGTCAAATTTCTTATTTAAAATTGCAAAACCAGAATTAAATAAAATAAATAATATTCATGCTTTAGAAGGTTCACTCTATAGTAAGGTGCTTGGAATTGCTGGTACTGTAGATTGTATAGCAGAGTATAATGGTGAATTAGCAATCATAGATTTCAAAACATCAAAAAAACCAAAACCAGTTGAATGGATTGAACATTATTTTGTCCAATGTGCAGCATATGCCTGCATGTTTTATGAACTAACTGAGATACCAGTTAAAAAATTAGTAATTTTAATGGCATGTGAAAATGGAGAATGTGTTGTCTATGAAGAGTATGATAAACAAAAATATATTAAGTTGCTCACCAAATACATTAGAGAGTTTGTTAACAGTAAACTTAATTAACATGGAAAATAACATTAAAGATGTAATAAAGGATAAGTTTCTATGTCCACAAAAGTTTGCTCAAGATATTGAAAACATTGTAAAAATTTCTAAGATTACGTATATTGATGCTATCGTTACTTATTGCGAGGAAAATTCAATAGAAATAGAAACAGTTCCAAAGTTAATTCCAAAACCACTTAAAGAAAAAATTAAATATGAAGCAACAAAATTAAATTTTCTCAAAAAAACTAGCAGGGCAACTTTGAATTTTTGAATCGTGACACCCTTTGATGTATATAAAACTTATCTATCAATAAAAAATCATTTTACAAAAGAAAAATACGATTATTTTAAGTATTGTGGAAGGTCAAAAGCATCCTTAGATTCTTTTCACAAAAGAAAAGATAGATATTTTTTTGAAAAATTATCTCGTCAGAAAACAGACGATGAAATAAAGTTTTACTTTGTTGCAAACTTTATAGAATGTACAGATCCCCAATCATTATGGATTGGGGAAATAATATCAAGTGGAGAAAAAAATTACTTAGAATGGTTAAAGAGATATCAAAGTCTGACTTATTTGTTTAAAACAGAAAGTCAAGTTTTTATTTCCAAAGAAAGTATAGACCACTTGTTTGAATGCAAACAAAACAAACATCCAGAGATATTAAGAAAGTATTTGCAAAATGCAATTACTTTAGAGACTATGGTGATTTTAGACTCTATTCTTGGATATGTTTCAAAATTTGATAAAAAAGTAACAGACCCAGTGTGGGAAACCGTAAGTTTTAAAATAAAAAAATATCGGCCATTCCTAAATATTGATGAGTCAAAATTCACAAATATTTTAAAGGAGATAGTATTATGACTGGATTTTTTGATTCTGAAATGGTCAGAAAATCTATCATTGAATTAGATGCGATTCAACAAAAACTTTTTGATCAAGTTTTGAATCTTTCTTTTTATGATAAAAATGGAAAAAAAGAACATCTTGAGTTAATGAGAAAGTTTTTGGAAAAACAAAAACTTTTTATTTTTAGGTTATCTCTTTCAGATGACCCTGATGCAATAGAAATGAAGGAAAAAATACTTGAGTCCGCTCAACTTTTTGGGTTGGGGAAAGGTGGAACAGTTGAAGAATTCTTTAAAATTCTTGAGTCTCAAATTGAGTATCTTGAGAAAACCCTTGACGACTGACTCTTTTTCTGCTACAATTAATACGTACCAATACAGTACACACACGTTCAATACTAAAAATACGGAGAATACGAATGTCATTTGCTGATCTTAAAAAGCAATCCAAAATGGGTTCTCTCACCGAGAAACTCATCAAACAAGTAGAAAAACTGAACGATTCTGGTTCCAAAGATGATGACCGTTTTTGGAAACCTGTAATGGATAAGAGCGGTGTAGGTTCCGCAGTTATCCGTTTCCTCCCTGCCCCCGAAGGTTGTGAACTGCCTTGGGCACAAGTATGGTCTCATGCATTCCAGGGTCCTGGTGGTTGGTTAATTGACAACTGCCTAACTACTCTTGGTCAGCAATGCCCTGTCTGTGAAAAGAATCGTGTTCTTTGGAACTCTGGTTCAGATCGTGATAAAGAGGAAGCACGTAAGCAAAAACGTAAACTTTCATACTTTGCGAACATTTATGTTGTTCGTGACCCTGCCAATCCAGATAATGAAGGTAAAGTATTCCTTTATAAGTTTGGTAAGAAAATTTATGATAAGATTCTTGCAGCAATGCAACCTGAGTTTGAAGATGAAACTCCAATCAATCCTTTTGACTTCTGGACTGGTGCTCACTTTAAACTGAAACTTGTCAAGAAAGATGGTTATTGGAACTACGACAAGTCTGAATTTGCTTCACCTTCTGCTCTTCTTGATGGTGATGATGATGAACTGGAACGCATCTATAAGTCTCTGAATAATCTGAATGATTTCACTGACCCCAAAGAATTCAAGTCTTATGATGACCTGAAGAAGCGTCTTGATTACACTCTTGGTCTTCGTGGTGTACCTAAGTCCCAAGACCCTGAAGTTGTTGCTGAAGAAGAAGAGTGGGAACGTGAACGTCGTGGTGAAACTTCTACTTCTTCATCCTCTCGTTCATCTACATTTAATGATGCAGAAGTTCCTTCATCTAATTATAGTGATGACGAAGATGAGGATGATGCTCTTTCTTACTTCCAGAAACTTGCTGAGTCGTGAAATCTCTGATCATTCTTCTTGCAATTTTCATTGCCTCCCCAGTGGAGGCAATTACTTGGAATGAATTTTGGAGACCATTTAGAGGAGGATATTATTATGCTCCTTCATATTATGCTCCAAGATATTATGGTAATTGCAGAAGAGAAGTTGTTCGTGAAGAAGTAATTTCTGGTGATGGAAGAATTGAACCTTATGTTAGAACATTTAAAGAAGTTCAATACTACCCTTGCTAATAAAAATCGACCCTTAAAATAAAAAAGGGTCGAAAAAAATTTCCCGCAAAATTTTCTCTCATGAGGATTTTGCGGGATTTTTTATGTATTGTTTCTTGGGTTGTATGTTTTCTTAGTTGTAGAATCTACGTATTGAGAAGACCTACTATATTTCATCATATTTCTCATATCATATGTAACAGAACCAATATACTCTGGTCTTAATAAGAGGATACTTCGTTTTCTTTCGTTCTCTTTTACTTCATACTCATAATTTGTTACTGGTGTAACAACGTTTTTAACAGTTTGTATATTTCCTTCTGTATCGAGATATTCTAATATTTGACTATCAGATTCAATAAAAATTTTCATTCCAGGATAAGGGAATTTCATACTGGTAACTCGTTAGTGAATTTAAATGTTGGTTGAAGAACCCCATCGACCAAGGTTCCTGTAATCTCGTATAGTCTTTCTGGTATTCTTATTTTATTGTCAGTAATTACATCAGTTAATTTTACTTCAACTTCATTATTATTTCTTTGTTTTACTTTTAAGATTCCACCCCAACTGTAAGGCCAATCTGCTAAACTATTTAATATAGATACATCACCAAATGAATCTTCTCCAGTTTTTAATTTTATTTTTAGATAGGAAACGTTTGTTTCAATATCAGTTACTAGATAATCACTGGTTCTGATATCTCTTCCATATATTGTTAAATTTTGACAAAGGTTGATACTAATTACGGTGTTACTTTTTGCACTTGGGAATGAACTAAGCAAATATTCATTTGATGATTCATTTGTTTGTATGATTTCGGATTTTGCTGGGTCTACTTGTAACCCACCTTGAACAATAATTCTTCCATACTCATCTTTATATTCTACTGTTTCATAATGATGAATTTTTGCTAATTCTTCATCAGAACCATATTTTTCAAGCATGTATTTGTATAACGAATCATTATTTAATGGCCATTCGTTATTCAAGTCTGTGATATTATTTGTTAATAAAATAATCCAATCTAAGTCTGGATCGTCATATACCTTTTTGGCAATTTGCTCTGGTCTTTCGTTATCAATTACTTGATAATATGTAAATGCTGTTGAAAATTCAGCAACATCATCTCTTAATTTTGCTCTTCTAAAGAGATTTTTTGCTGATATGAATTCATCAATATAATTCCTTGTTCTAAATGGTGAAGGATATTGTAAATTTGGTAGTTCTCTAAAGTATGGCATATCAGTAACCTACATCGTCTGCTTCTATTGGATCTAAATCTGGTTTGTCTTTTAATTTATCCCAGATGGTCTTCTGGTAATCAGATTCGAATATTGGTTCTAACTCTGTGAATCCCATTCCAATATTTACAGAAACTGGTTGTCCCTCATCATACGCAGACCATTGACCGTCTGGTGTATAATTGACACTAAATCCAGTTAATGCACATAACTTAAATCTATTTAATCCAGAAATTGGTCTATCATCTGCAGTTTTGTATTGTAATTTAAATATATTTGGAGTTCCCAATAGTGCTGATGACGCACCAGCACCTGCACTTGAATTTAATTTTCTAGCAGCCATTCCTTGCTTGAAGAATCGTATAATTCTTTTTACCGTTCTTGCTTCTTTTTTACTTCTTGGACTCATTCTCCAAGAGAATTCAAAACTTCTTAATTTTGGAGAATTAAATAGCAATTCCATATTAGAATTTGGAACAACTCCAAATCCTCTAGAGAGTATTGTTTCTGGTGGTATATCTAATCCTGCTTGCTTCAGGACTAAAGAAGAAACAATTGACTGCACTTGTTTTAGTACATTAGGGTCTTTTAAATCTGCTCCAATTTTTTGAAGCAAATTCAAATAATAAATTGCTTGAGTTGGATTAACTCCTGTTGCAGCTTGAGTTAGTGCTCCAGCAAGTCCACCAGCAATAGAACCAGTAAAATTACTAGAAACAGTAGATAGAATTGCTGCAGTGATATTATTCATTGAATCTTCTGCCCATGCAACAGAATTTGAGTCAGATGCATTGTTTGGTATTGGCAAAATTACAGTTCCTTTGAAGTCTTCTTTGCCTACTTTTGCTCCACTTAAACGTTGCAATCCTTCTACTACTATATTTCCAGAAGTTTGTCCACCAAGTAAGTTTTCTCCAGAGGGAGAAGAATAATTGTACATGGTTATCCTAAGAGTATCTTGTTTATTTTCAAGAATATCAGTTGGATAAACAAGTAATTTGTCTTTTAAAACAGATTGTGAACCAAATAGTGCTTCTTCATTTACACTTGGGAAATCAAGAGGGTCGTTAAATGCAGGCAATGAACCAGGGGGAGCAGAAAGAATTGGTCCACCAGGAACAGCAGTGGCAATTCCTGGATTTGTTCCTGGGAAAAAGTTGTTAATTCCCGCAGAACCAGTTGGGTCTAATGCTGTTTTGTTTACCTTTAGACCAGAATTTTTTCCACCACCTTTTGTATATGCTGCTCCAACCTTTCTTCTAATATCTTCACTTAATTGATTTGCTAGTGCAGTTGGTTTTCCGTCTTTAAATAATTTTGGATCTTTTAGTGCATCCCCATACCAACTTCCATTTTTATAAAAAACTGCTAGTCCAATCCCAATATCGTAACTACCACCAAGACCCTTTTGCTTTAGTTCGTAATCACCAGTTTCTGGATCATACCTTAATCCGAATCCCAAAGGAACTCCGAGAGGGGCAATTCCAGAAGCATAGTAATTATCTTTTAATAACTTATAACTCATTTAAGGTTCGTCCCAGACTCGGTATTTTGGTACGGATAATCCGTTTTTATCGACAAATTGTTCTGTCGGTAATAATGAAACACCAACCCAATCATTTTTTGGGACTTTAAACAATTCACTCATTACACCAGAAAAAAGATATTTGTGAATAGTCTTTTTTGGTGCGTTAGAAATTCCTGTTTTATTTAGGAGTGATTTGGCAAATCCCCCTCTATACTGTGGGTTTAAGTAATGTAAATTGATTCCAATAAAACTACCTTCCCTTGGATTTACATCAACTATAAAGGATAATGGGTGCCTATCCCACCAAAGATATTTTTGGGGATATTTTGCTGAGTATAAGAAAAAAACTAAATCACCAGGAACTATAAAATTAGTATCAAATTCACTTATATTTCTTCTTTGATAATTTCTCAATTCATTCATTGTAGCATTTGTCCACCAATTGCTACTTCTAAATTTTTTCCCTGCTTGTTTTTTTACTTCTTCGGATATCATCTTACTTTAATTCCCAAGTCTTTTTCTGTTAGGATGCGAAATTCATACTTTCTATCTTCACAATATTCTTTTGCTGCTTTCCATTTTGCCTGATTTATTGCCCATGTTTTTACATTATATGCCCAAGATTTCGTTCTTCTCTTTGGGTTTTGTTCTGGCATTTTTAAATCCTTTTCTGGTTTTATTTCTACGACTAGGGTTCGATTATTTCCATTTTTGTCTTTATACTTAACAAAAAAATCTGGAAAATATCTATGCACTTTATTATCTATTGGTGATACGTATGGAATGAAAAATTCTTCAGATTTCCATTCATTTACACTTTCAGTTAAATCGCAGTATTGCATGAATTTTAATTCATAGGATGACCTATAAATTATATTTGTTGGGTCACCTTTATATTTTTCTGGTTTTTGGGGTCTAAACTTTCCTTGTCTATACCCAGAGTCATCCTTATGTGGCATACATAGTATAGGTATTTTTTTAAAAATATTTATAAATGGCACAAAGAGATGGAAGTGGATTTCCAAAAATAGGACCACTTTATTTAAAAATGACTACACCAAGAGAAGATGGTGCTGTCGGGATGCCAGGTGCTAGGGATATTTTTGGTGCATTATCAATAACAAGTCAGTTTAAAGTTGCATTGCACCTAACAAATTCTACATCAGAAGACGATCCATTGATGCGATGGTTAACGAATTCTGGATTAACTAATGATTTGATAGTAAATTCATATTATGATTTTTATTGCTCGGAAGCAGTAATACCAGGGGCATCATTTGAAGTTGCAGAAGAATCAGGAAGTCGTCAGGGTATAATTGAAAGAATACCAACAAGAAGAGTTTATGCTCCAGTAACTTTAACATTCTATGTAGATAATGATTATAGACTTATTCGTTTATTTGAAGAATGGATGAATTTTATTAATCCACTTCATGGGACTTCTGGTGAATATGGGGTTTCAAAAAATGGGTTTGGTAATGCTAAAGAAAGAAATGATTTCTTTAGAATGAGATATCCCGATGAATATAAGAGAATTATTAGTATTGTTAAATTTGAAAGAAATTTTATGTCCACTCCAAATTTAAATGGTGGACAATTAGGTAATGTTCCATCTATCACTTACCGATTGATTGACGCATTTCCAACAAATATAACAGCACTTCCAGTTTCATATGAGGGAAGCACTATAACAAAGACCACTGTAGAATTTAGTTATTCCAGATATGTTTATGAGAAAAATAATGGAACTAGAAATCTAATCTAAATAATTTCAATGAAGATTATATTAGGATATTATGCCTTTACCAAAGATTTCTACACCAACATATGAGTTGGAATTACCATCAAATGGAAAGACTATAAAATATAGACCGTTTTTAGTTAAAGAAGAGAAAATTTTAATTATCGCATTAGAATCACAAGATACCAAACAGATTACTAATGCGATAAAACAAGTTTTAAAGGAATGTATTCTAACAAAGGGAGTAAAGGTAGAAGAACTCCCAACATTTGATATTGAATATGTATTTTTAAATGTTAGGGGAAAATCAGTAGGGGAAAATATTGATTTGATTGTAACTTGCTATGATGATGATTCAAATACCCAAGTTCCAGTAACAATTTATATTGATGAAATTAAAGTCCAAAAAGATCCCGAACAT